GAGCTACGGCGGCAAAGGCGGCTATCAGCAGTCCGCATCGCCTATGTCCGGCCTAGCCGGAATCATCGGCAGCCGAACCTACATGTAATACGAAAAGGAGCCGTCATGGGCGCAGGAGTACAACAACCGCAGATGCAGCAACCGGGCATGAGCGGAAAAGGCAGTAGCCAGCAGCAGATGCCCCAGCAGGGCTATGGCGGCAAAGGCGGCCAGCAAAAGATGCCCCAGCCGATGCAACAGATGCAGCTGTTGCAGCAGAGGCAACAGATGCCACAGCAGGGCTATGGCGGCAAAGGCGGCCAGCAACTCGCGCCAGACCAGCTGCAGCAGCTGCAAGCACAGATGGGGAACTTTTCTGCCCCGCCAGCGCAGCAGCCGATGCGGCAACAACCGATGCCAAAGGGCAACTTTACGCCGGACATGTCCAGAGACGCGTTCGCGCAAGAGTATTTTGGAAACAACATGACTGTTGGCGCGCCTAGTTTTGCGAACCAGCAGGTAGATGCTGCGTATGACCGATTCCAGCAACAAACGCCGATGCAACAGCAACCGTCGCAGCCCCTGCCTGCGTTCCAGCCGCTGGTGCAGGAGCGGTCGGCGTATGACCGGTTCCAGCAACCGTCGGAGGAGCTGACGCGGGGATATGACCAATTTCTGCGGGAGCAGGCGCAGGGATATGACCGATTTCAGCAAGAAATACAACGGAACCCGCAACGCGCGCAGGAGCTGACCCAATCGTATGAGCGATTTAAGCAGGCGCAGGCGCGGGACTATGACCAATTCCTGCAACAGCAACCGTCGCAGCCGCTGCCTGCGTTCCAGCCGCTGGTGCGCCCGCTGGCGCAGCCGCTGGCGCAGCGACAGCTTGATGCTCAGAATATACCGCCGATGCAACAAACGCAGCTTCCCGCGGAAAGAGCAGGGCAGGTTGGTCAACCGGCAATGATGCTCGCCCCAAGGCAGTCGTCGCAGCAGCGGATGATGCAAAACCGGAGTAATAAAGGCGGAGCCGCGCGACGCCCCGAAACTCCACAGCTGTCGGCAGTCGATATGCAAGCACAAGCCATGGCGAATCAGAGAGCCGCGCAGAGTATTCCTCCGGCCGAGCGTCCGCCGCTGGCATCTATGCAGCGCCCCTCGATCCCGGCCGGAGCGCAGATTGGTCGTCGAGAGCCTATGCAACCGGCTTTACAGCCGTCGAAAAATAATCCAGCTATGCGTGGATTGGGGATCGGTGCTCTGCTCGGCCGTGGCCTACGTTGAACTTAAGGAGCCATCATGGCCGTAGATAAGACACAACAACCGTTTATTATTCCTCAAGAAGACATCGAGGGGTATGATATGGAGCTCGATGATCCCGAAATCCAAATCGAGATTGCCGACCCAGAAGCGGTAGCTATTGAGACCGAAGATGGCGGTATACTGTTCGACTTTAGCGGTGAATCAGGCGACGACATGCTTGATTCAGAGCATGGGGCTAACCTCGCGGAGTTTATCGACGAGGACATTCTAGACTCTATGGCCAGTGAGCTCGTAGCGGAGTTCGAAGCCGACCGCCGGTCCCGCAAAGAGTGGGCCACCGCCTATATGAAGGGTTTAGACCTGCTTGGGTTTAAAGTGGAGGAGCGCAGCCAGCCTTGGCAGGGCGCCTCTGGTGTATTCCACCCACTCTTGACCGAGGCCGTTGTGCGTTTTCAAGCGCAAGCCATGGGCGAGATTTTCCCTGCGTCTGGCCCTGCCAAAACTAAGATCATGGGTAAAATGACGCCCGAGAAGTACAAGCAGGCCGAGCGTGTACAGAACGAGCTGAATTACCAGCTGACCGAGGAAATGACCGAGTACCGGGACGAGATGGAGCAGCTATTGTTCCGCCTACCGATCGCGGGTTCCGCGTTCAAAAAGGTCTACTACGACCCACTGCGTGAGCGGCCAGTAGCTATGTTTGTGCCCGTGGAGGACTTCGTTGTAGCGTACGGGGCGTCTGATCTGCAAACATGCTCGCGCTACTCCCACGTGATGAAGAAAGATGCCAACGAAATCCTTAAGCTACAGCTTAGTGGTTTCTATCGGGACGTGGAGCTACCTGCTCCAACTACCGACATCTCGGATATCCAAGAAAAATACAACGACATCGACGGCGAAGAAGCCACGATTGACGACGATGACCGGCATACGTTGCTCGAGATGCACGTTGATATGAACATGCCAGAGGAATTTGACGATCCCGATGGTGTGGCTCGCCCGTACGTCATTACGATCGACAAGTCGTCCCGCACGGTACTGTCTATCCGCCGCAACTGGGATGACGACGACGAGAAAAAGCGGAAGCTGATGCACTTTGTGCACTATAAGTACCTTCCGGGTCTTGGCTTCTACGGCACAGGGCTGATCCACCTTATCGGTGGTTTGGCGAAGTCCGCGACATCCATCATGCGTCAATTGATCGACGCTGGCACGCTGTCTAACCTTCCGGGGGGACTGAAAGCTCGCGGCATGCGTATTAAAGGCGACGATACGCCGATTATGCCGGGCGAGTTCCGCGATGTGGACGTTCCGGGTGGGGCTATCCGCGATTCTATCACGTTCTTGCCGTACAAAGAGCCCTCGGGCGTGCTGTATCAGCTTCTGGGCAACGTGGTCGAGGAAGGTCGGCGTATTGGCTCTGTAGCTGATATCCAAGTCGGGAACATGAACCCCGATGCTCCAGTTGGAACCACACTGGCACTGCTCGAGCGGTCGCTGAAAGTCATGTCTGGTGTTCAAGCGCGTATGCACGCCGCTATGAAGAACGAACTCCGGCTGATCGCGCGTATTATCCATGAATATATGCCGGATGAATACGCGTACATGGATGACGAAGATGGTCAGGCGTTTAGCCGTACCGAGGACTTTAACGGACGCGTAGACGTAATCCCCGTGTCCGACCCAAATGCCGCTACCATGGCGCAACGGGTTGTACAGTATCAGTCGGCACTCCAGCTGGCTCAACAAGCTCCGCAGCTGTACGACATGGGTAAACTGCATCGTCAGATGCTGGAAGTTCTTGGCATCCAAGACGCAGGCGAGATTATCAAGCTGCCGGATGACATCAAGCCTGCAGACCCCGTGACCGAAAACATGGCAATGCTCAAGCAAGAGCCCGTCAAAGCGTTCATGTACCAAGACCACGCTGCCCACATTCAGGTCCACATGGCTATGTCCCAAGACCCGAAAATCCAGCAGATGGTCGGGCAGTCTCCGTTTGCAAGCGCCATCCAGAGCGCTCTGTCGTCGCACGTCACCGAGCACATTGCCATGCAGTATCGCATGGAAATCCAGAAACGCCTCGGTGTAGAGCTGCCTGATCCAGAAGCAGAACTGCCAGAGGATATCGAACTGGAAGTGTCGCGCATGGCGGCTCAAGCGGCGGATAAGTTGCTTAAGGGCAATCAAGCCGAGGCAGCTCAAGCGCAGGCAGAAAAGCAAGCGCAAGACCCACTTACCCAGATTCAGAAAATGGAGCTGGAGCTTAAGGGCCGCGAGGTTAAGCTCAAGGAAGATCAAGCACGGCACCAAGCCCTGCTGGATGTCGAGCGCCTCAAGATGGACGCTGCGGCTAAAGCAGCATCTATGGAAATCCAGAAAGAACGGCTGGATGCGGATATGCAGCGCGACGCTGCAAACATAAGTGCGCGTATAGCGACTCAGCTAGACACCAACTCTCGGAGGGAAAAGACCGAGGGTGCCAAGCTAGGCGTTAAGATCGCGACGGAAATGGCTAAGGGAGCAAACAATGGACGAACTTCAACTCCTACGAAACAAGGTTCATGATTACCGTGAGCGCCTTAAGGAATACCTCGCAACTGGGTCTGTCAAGGATTACGACGGATACCAACGAATTGTGGGGCGCCTCGAGGCGTTCAATGTGATCGAGGAAGACCTTTCAGATATGATCGACCGCACTATTAGCGAGTAACGATCTACGACAACCCGGGTGGTCCGGGCAGGCAACGGCGAGCCTTAATCGCTGCGTGACAAGGGAAGCACATGACTAAAGAGACCATGGTGGGCGAAGACGTCCTCCACAAACTGCCGGAACCCAAAGGGTACCGTATTTTGATCGCGATTCCTGCAATCGACGAGAAAACCGAGGGCGGCGTTTATATGCCCGACCAGCTCAAAAGCCGCGAGGAAACAGCGTCCATTATTGGATTTGTGCTGAAAGTCGGGGCCGAAGCCTATGTAGACGAGAGCCGCTTCCCCAACGGGCCGTGGTGCAAAGAGGGCGATTTCGTCATCTTCCGCTCGTACTCGGGCACGCGATTCAAGGTCGGCGGGAAAGAGTTCCGCCTGATTAATGACGACACCGTGGAAGCCGTCGTTGACGATCCACGCGGCTATACAAGGGCTTAAACTATGAATGATAACGATGAAGTAATTGTAGACGTCACAGGCAACGATGATTTTGAATTAGAGATCGTTGACGACGTCCCCTCCAGTCAGAAACCGCGGCTGGCCGAAGACCATAAGGCCGACCTGCCCGACGATGACGAGGTAGAGAAATACAGCGACTCGGTGCAAAAACGCATCAAGCAGCTCAAGTTCGAATATCACGAAGCCGCCCGCCAGAAAGAAGAAGCCATTCGCTTGCGCGAGGAAGCTATTTCGTATGCACAGCGGGCCGCCGAAGAAAACCAACGCCTTAGCCAGCGGCTGTCCCAAGGCCAAACGAGCGTCGTAGATAGCGCCAAAGCGCGGTTTGAGGCCGAGCTTAATCAGGCAAAGCGGGACTACAAACAGGCGTACGAGGCCGGAGATTCCGACGCTCTCGTGGAAGCCCAGCAAAAACTTGTGCGGGCCCAGACAGACCTGCAGCGCGTGCAAAATTGGCGCCCACAGCAAGTCCAACCGCAATACGGACCGGATCAGCTGCAGCGTGCCTATGAGCAGCGTATGGCTACTAACCCTCCCGTACCGCAGCTGGACGAACAGCAGCGTGACTGGCTTGCTAACAACGAGTGGTTCGGGAAGGACGAGGAGATGACTGGAGCTGCTTACGGGCTCCACGAACGTCTAGTACGAAGTGGTGTTGATCCAAACACTAAAACGTATTATGATAAGATTAACGAGGGGATGCGCAAGCGCTTCCCTGAGCATTTCGATGGTGGCGAGAGTGAGGTCTACGCGTCTCCAAGGAAAACGGCCAACGTGGTGGCCCCAGCTGCTCGCAGCTCGAAAAATCCGCGCAAAATAAAATTGACCTCGACGCAAGTAGCTCTCGCCAAGCGCTTGGGTTTAACGCCTGAACGGTATGCGGCGCAACTTTTGAAGGACCAGAGAAATGGCTGATAGAACCCAACGCACACAAGACACCCGCGAGACGGGTGAACGCAAGCGCCTGTGGCAACAACCGTCGGCTTTGCCCGCCCCCGAACCAAAAGATGGCTTAAGCTATCGCTGGATTCGCACATCGACACTTGGCGAGGCAGACAACCGTAACGTTTCCATGCGTTTCCGTGAGGGTTACACACCTGTGAAGGCCGAAGATCATCCCGAGCTTATGGTGCTGTCCGACG